CACACCTATAGTGATGAAGCAGCAGCCGAGCTTGAGGATTTGCAACGTCGCGAAGCGGAACTCTCCGAACTGGCGACTACCGACGCTCCGAACGATCCGAAGCGGATGGAGCGGTGGGAGGACCAAACTTTGCTAACATTTTCGCACAACGTCAAGTGCGCCGTCTTACGGGGCGGCGTGGGCGCTTCCCCTGGAAAGCCTGAACGCCATGAAACTCCTGATCGTCCTTTCGTTGCCTGAGTTAGCCGTCTTGACTGCGGCCGCCTGCATGTATGTCTACGACTGGCTGCGCGGTGCGCAGAGATACCTCTAAACCACAAGATGTTGTGGCCATCAGTTAGCAAATACACAAGAATGTCTATATGTTGTGGTGTGAGCATACTGGAACCACTATATTTAGCGGATTGACAGTTTGTCGGGAAAGCGTATGTTCTCAATATCCCGCCCAAACGGGATCGGCAGCTCAGGGGCTGTGATCGGCTAGTACAGCGGGGCGTTGCTTGACGTAACCGGAGAGAAAACCGGCGAATCCTCCAAGACCCAAGCGCAGAGGTACAAAGCAACGTTGGAAGCCTTGACTCGTGTCGTTAAGCCAAGCATTTGCTTGAACTTGAGTCAGAACCTCACTCGTGGAAACCGCGAAACGAAGCTCAACCCGTAACGCGCAGAACACGCAAGACCGGCTCAGGTCTTCGTGTCTCCGCTCTCTTCGCTTCCCCGTAACTTGACAACCTGCGGTATCATGGTCTCGTGCTCACAATGCCCAAACCGCGCACCCAGCCCGTAGCCGTCATCACAACCGTGCGCATCGCGCAACTGCGGATTGTCGAGGTATTCCCGCAACTGATTCCCACATTCACAGAGATCAGCCCCGGCAAATGGGCGAAGGCGGCGTGATGAGTGAAATGCAGTTTCTGATTGCGGACGAGATTGACGAACTGCTGAGGGATCCGCTAACACAACGTGATCCCGATTACGTGCGCGCGCTCAAGTGGTTTGTCCGGCGATTGCGCGCAGCGTAGAATTCATTTATGCCCGCTGGACGCCCAACCGAATACAAACCTGAATATGTAGAACGCGCAGCGGAAATGTGTGCGAATGGCGCTACTGACATAGAACTAGCTGATGAATTTGAAGTTAGCGTTTCGACGCTCTATAACTGGCGTGCTAAATTCCCCGAATTCCTGCGAGCCATAAAGACCGCAAAACAGGTAGCCGATGAGCGCGTGGAGCGTTCGCTATTTCAGCGAGCTAGTGGATATGAACATCAAGCGGTAAAGGTTTCATTCGATAAGGATGGGAATCCGCTCTACGCTCCTTATCGTGAAGTGATTCCGCCCGATCCGACTTCCATGATCTTCTGGCTGAAGAATCGCAAGCCGGAAGAATGGCGCGACAAGACAGAACTGAAAGTCTCAGGCGATCCGCTCGCTGAACTGCTTGCCGAATTTCGCCGGGAATACGAAACTCCTCCCAAGCCGGTCCCGCCCGATGCCGCGACTTAATTTCGGTCCGCGCCTCAAAGAATTCGCCTATCGCCCGATCGAACTGGATGCCCGCATCAATCTGCTCGATGGCGCGGTGCGCAGCGGCAAGACCTGGGCGCTCCATCCCAAGACGCTCTATGCGTGCCGCTATCCGGTGAACGGCTGGAGAGTCATTACCGGCGTATCGAAGCAGACCATTTTCAACAATGTGCTGAATGATCTTTTCAACCTGGTCGGCCCGTCAAATTACACCTACAATCACCAATCCGGGCTATTGCGGCTGTGCGATTCATCCTGGCTGGTCATGGGCGCCAAGGATGAAGGCAGCGAGAAATATATCCGTGGGCTCACGGTAGGCGTGGTGATTGGCGATCAAATCGAACTCATGCCGCAAGAGTTCTTTCAAATGCTGCTCACGCGCATGTCCCCTGAAGGTTCCCGATTCTATGGCACCTTGAATCCTGCCAATCCGTTGCACTGGCTCAAAACAGAGTTCATCGACAACGAAAAGCTGCGCAATCTGGGGATGCTCTCTTATGGCCACTACACGATGGATGACAATCCAAATCTCAGCGCCGAATACATCGAAAGCCAGAAACAGCTCTACACAGGCGTGTTTTACGAACGCTACATTCTCGGCAAATGGGTTGTGGCCGAAGCAGCGATCTATCGCGATGTGCTCGGGAACGCCTGCTATTACACGGATGCCGACCGGCCGCAAGCCCTGTTGACCAGCTTTGCGGCTCGTTATATCGGCGTGGACTATGGAACGATAAACCCCTGCGTCTTCCTCGAGATCTTTGACGATGGCAAGACGCTCTGGCAGGAGCGCGAATATTACTGGGACTCGCAAGAGAAGCGCCGGCAGAAAACCGATTCCGAATACGCCGATGATTTCGATGCCTTCGTAGGGCGCGAACGCCGCGGGCTTGTAGTCATCGCCGATCCTAGCGCAGCCAGTTTCAAGCTCGAGCTCGTCAAACGCGGCTACCAGGTGATGAATGGCGAGAACGAGGTACTGGAAGGAATCAGGCGCGTCTCGGTGGCTCTCAAGGCCGGCATGTACCGGATCCACAAGCAGAACAATCCGAAAACGCTCAAGGAGTTGGAGGTCTATTCGTGGTCTGAGAAGGCGGCGAAGCGCGGCGAAGAGGAACCAATCAAGGAAAATGACCACACCTGTTTCGTGGCAGGGACTCTGATTTCTACGCCTGCGGGCGTCGTGCCCATCGAAAGCATTTCTCCTGGTGATCTTGTGCTCAGCCCACTCGGCAGAGCCAGAATCCTCGAAATCGGCGTACGCGAGGCTGAATGCATTGACACTGGCGTGCTCATTGGAACGCCAGAACATCCTATTTTCTCACAAGGGAAATGGGTTAGATTGGATGCTGTAGAGTATAATGAATTATGCGAGTTGAATCAGTCATATTCAATGGAATCGAGTTCAGGCGTTACCCGGACTCCAAGCGCACCTCAGACCGCAATTACTTTCGTCCGCATGCTGGACATATCCGCGCCGGCACTAAGGCGCTGCACGTCGAGATTTGGAAGAGCATCCACGGGCCAGTTCCTCCCGGTCATCATGTGCACCACATCGACGAGAATCCAGGAAACAACGATCCTTCCAATCTCGAATGTCTTCCCGGTCATGACCACCTATCTCTCCATACCAAAGGAAAACACAGAGATCCCGCGCACATGGCTCGAATCATCGAAATGGCCAAGACGTGGCATCGATCAGAAGAGGGCCGTGCATGGCACCGCAAGCAAGCGAGAAAAACAATCTCTCGTCTCATGGAAGCTCGCGCCACATACATTTGCCGCGGGTGCGGGAAGGAATTTCAGGGCTGTATTCTCGGGCGTCATTTCTACTGCAATGTCAATTGCAAGCAGCGCGCCAGCTATCAGAAGAATCTGGGCGCGGAATCCCGCATTTGCGCGGTCTGTGGCAAGCCTTTTATGGCGCATAAGCACAGCGTCACAAAAACCTGTAGCCGCTCATGCGGTACACGCCTGCGGTGGACAAAAAGTCTATACGATCAAAACTGAGCACGGTTGCTACATCGCCAACGGTATTCTCGTGAGCAATTGTGACGTGATCCGCATGTGCGTAAGCAAAATGATCCCAAAATGGCGCGTAGGTTAGCGTATCCCCGTACGTATCCCCATATTCGGCCTGTTGTAAGATAGCCGCATGGCCCAGAAAGACTCGCTTTCGCTCGCCAAAGAGCGCGCAGCCCAGAAGCTCAAGATTCAGCCGGCGCCACAGCTTAGGGGAGCGGTTGATATGTATTCCAATCCCGCCGCGAACGTGGGCTGGGGCACGACTTCACTGGCCAACGGCGGGCGGCATGTCCCATTCCGTATCTCGCTCGACTATCAGAAACTCGTTTTCATGTACCGCGGCTCGTGGATCATCCGCTCAGTTGTGGATACGAAACCTCAAGACCAACTGAAGGCATTTCCAACGCTTACCTCGCAGGTCACGCCCGAGGAAATTGCAGCCTTTGACAAGGTGATCGCGGATACGGCAACGCTCCAGAAGTACATCGAGGGGCGCAAATGGGGCCGGCTGTTCGGCGGTGCGCTCGGAATCATTATCCTCAAGGGCCACAACGATCTCGCCGCACCGCTGGCGCTCGAAGATGTAGACGTAGACAGCTATCGCGGCATGATCGTAGTCGATCGCTGGAGCGGCATGAGCCCCAGTTCCGAGCTCATCAGGGATCTCGATAATCCATCCGAATATGGCCTGCCTGTGTATTACGATGTTTACACCGAAGCTGGCCAGAATCTGCGCGTGCATCATAGCCGCTGCCTACGCTTTGTGGGCCGCGATCTGCCTCTGTTCGAGAAGCAAATCGAAACCTATTGGGGCATGAGCGAGATCGAGTGCATCCTGGATGAGCTGAACCGCTACGATTACGGGATGGCGGCGGTCGCGGACCTGATCTCGCGCGCCAATGTATTCGCCATGCAGAATCCCATGCTGGCGCAGATGCTCTCTGGCGTGGGCCTCACGCAGCAGCAGTTGAACGATTACCTCCAGCGTGTGGCGGCGGTCTCCGAGACGATTACCACCAATGGCCTGCTCATCCTTGGCGAGGATGAGCAGCTTTTCACGCACACATGCTCATTCTCGGGGCTTTCGGACGTTATGCGAATGCAGATCATGTGCCTCTGCGGGGCGAGCGGTTATCCGGTATCGCGGCTATTCGGCGAGACACAAACGGGCCTGAATTCGAGCAATGAAGGCGATTTGCAGGCGTACTACGATAACGCGGATCAGGAACGCAACCAGAAGGATCGGCCGCTCATGGACAAACTGATTCCGATCATTTGCATGAGCACCTGGGGCCAGGTTCCCGATGATCTCGATTACAACTTCTGTCCGATCCGAAGCATGACAGCGAAGGAGAAAGCTGAGCTCGGCAAAACGCAATCGGATGGCATTACCGGCCTCTTCAATGCTGGGATTATCGGGCGCCAGACTGCACTGCGTGAGTTGCAGACGGCATCTAAGGTTACGGAACTTGGCACGAACATTACCGATGAGATGATCGAGGAGGCGGATGACGATGTGCAGGTTCCGCTCCAGATTGAGGCTGAGGAAGCGCGCGCTGGCACGGAAGAGTTTACCGAAGGCAAGACAGGCGTGCAATCCGAGAAAGTCAAAGGCGCCAAGGATTCATGGTTTTACCGCGCATGGAACAAAATGCGGGGATTTAACTATTCTGACGGTGAGCAGTTCTAGTAGGATGGTTTCGTGGAATTCGATCATCGCACTCACGCTTTGCTGGAACGTATCCTGAAAGTGGTGGAGCGGATTGACCAGCGTCTCGCACCTAAACAACTTACCCGCTCAGTTGCGGTTCGCTTCACAGGAGATTTCGGTATGTCACTCAATGCTCTTACCCTCAATGTCGGGCAGACTTCGCAGGCCTCAGTTGTAGAGTTTCTGGCCGATGGCGTTACAGCCTCGGGCGGCGTGCCCTCGAAGGTCGCGTATGCGTTCTCCGATCCCTCGGCAACCGTGGTTCTCAATGCCGATGGCCTGACGGCGACTGTAACCGGTGTCGCGGCCTCTACAGCCGGCGCTGTGACGGGAACCATGACCTGCACCATCACAGACACGGATGGCGTGGTATCGAACTGGTCCCAGCCGTTCACCATCCTGGTTGGCGTGACTCCGCCCCCGCCGGCACAGTTGACGCAATCGGTTGCGGTATCGTTCACGACACCGCAGTAAGGCGAGAAGATGCCTCCGTTCCACCGTCCTCGGCGCATCGAGGAAGAGTACCGCCGCGCGCTCAATCGGCTTATGGAGCGCTGGCTGAAGCTGCACAAAGGCGTGAATCTGGACGAGATTTTCGCCTTTTTGGGCAACGGCGGCGGCGAGCAGGTCATGCAGGCATCAGACCGGCTGGCCCGCGCGATGGTCACGCAGACGGCTGTGCAGAACGCGAATAGCTGGCGTGAGGCTGCACGCAAGTCGAGTCAGGGCAAGCGCATCTTCGATCTCCTGCGCATGGAGATGCAGGGGCCTGTGGGACTGGTCATGCGCGGGCTGGTCGCGCATCATGCCAAGCTGATTCGGTCGATTCCCCAAGATTTGGCGCAGGATGTAGCAAGCCAGATTGCCACGCGCCAGATGCGAGGGCAACGCGCGGAGGTAATAGCAAAGGATATACGCCAGCGGTTCCCTGAGATCACGCGTTCGCGGATCGCAATGCTGGCGCGGACTGGCGTAAGTTCAACTGCAACAGCCATTTCTGAATCGCGCGCAAAGCACCTGTCGCTTCCAGCCTATATCTGGACTACTTCGCAGGATTCGCGTGTACGCCCAAGCCATCGCATTATGTCTGAGGTCATTTGCCTTTGGGATGATCCTCCAGCACCGGAAGCGCTGGCTGGAATCAAATCGAGATTGGGTCGCTACAATGCCGGAAATTGCCCAAATGATAGGTGCGATCCCTCGGTAATCGTTGATTTAGATCAGGTTAATTGGCCATCCAAAATGCATTATAGAGGGAAGATCATTCGCGTCACCCGCGCGAAATTCCTCAAAATTGCCGCATAATAGAACTTGACATGGGGATACACATGCGAATACGATCTTGAGCATGATTAGCGAAGATGCTCTAGCAACGCAGGTTTGCCAGCTCATATGCTCGGACTGGAAATACACCCATGAGTGGAAACAGTGGCACCAATACAATGGGAATTATGTCTTTTACTCCCGTATCCACAAGATTTCCTCAAAATAACTCCTGACTTTTGTGCGGGAATCAACTACCTTAAGTACATCGGGGCATCCAACCCCTACAGGAGAATGAAATGAATCATTTCAAGTGCGAAAAATGCGGGCGCGATATGGGCGATATTGACGAGCCGATTTGCCATCAGTGTGAAGTAGAAGAGCAAGACGGGGAGCGGCTCTCTTGGCATCCAAGGCCACCAGCCAAAGGAGGCAGCATCAACCATAACGCCATCGCCAGCGATCTGCGGGCAGCGTTAAAGACTGAAAAACAATCCCAGGAGGGTAAAAATGACCGCGCATAGCAGAATCGGCAATAGACTTTACGTGCAGGGGATTTGTCCATTTGCCCGCTGCGAAAGTCGCCTGAATCATCCGGCAACAGGCGGTCGAGCCTTCTATATTTACGACAAACGGAGCGGAAAACTCCTTGCGGGTCCGCACAAGACTCAAGCACGGGCGTGGCGCTCGCTTGCGGTGAGTATTCAGAAGAATGGCGGGACGCTCATATATCATGTTGGAATCTCTCCCTATAGTGTGGTGAATTCATGAGCCGTTCAACCATCAGCACTTTCAAACTGTTTGAGATGTTCCCCGACGAAGAGACGGCCCGTGTTTACCTTGAGAGCCGTCTCTGGCCTAAAGGCGTTACCTGTCCAACCTGTGCCGGTCAGGATCGCATTACGCTTCGTAAGGCTGGCTTCCACCGCTGCAACAAATGTCAGCTTGACTTCACGATCCGCACAGGAACTATCTTCGAGCGGTCGCACATACCCTTGCATAAGTGGCTCTACGCAATGTACTTGCTCGTCACCGCCCGCAAAGGCATCTCGTCTATGCAGATCGCCAAGGAAATCGGCGTCCAGCAAAAGTCGGCATGGTTCATGCTTCACCGGCTTTCGGAAATTGTCCACGCGCCAAACTGGAGACAGCATGAAAACCCCTAGAATCCTCAACAAAATCACTGATCTTGTACTCGACTACCGGCCCGAAGCGAAGCAAAAACCACCGCGTCAACGGAAGATTTCCACAAAGAGGCTAAGTGATGCGGAATCAAAGAAACGGGAGTCAAGTACGTAAATCCCCTATTTTGCGACAGCGTT